ACTGCAGCTGTAATCACTTTCATATTTGCACCATTGCTATTGCTCGTGATATTTATGTATTTATATCCTCCGCCTACAAACATAATTAAAAGCACTTCTGGATATCCTTTAAATTCTCTAAGATATTTAATCTTTAAAACGCCGCTTCTTTTATCATGAATTATCGCATTCTCTAAATTCCTGATAAAATTTTCTTTTTCAATGTACATTCTTTCATTCTTGTAACTATACATCTGATTCACCTTCCTGCCTGTCCACTGGTACCGGATCATGCCGGTACTTCAGCCGTGAACCCTGCAGCTTTCATAAAACTTGCTGTCAATTCAGCTCCAATTTCTTTCTGTTTCTGATCAGGGATATCACTCCATTTTTCTTCAATACGTTTATCTCCATCGTATGTAACCATGATCAGCTTCACTGTCATATCATCACCCCTTATCAAAATACTGTTCTCTCTGCCTGTCTTATGCTTAGCACCAATAATTTACTTTTTGCCTTGCCTCCCCTATAATATTTCTACAGGCTGTTGCAACGGCCGAGTTTTTACAAAGGAGTAGCAACTATGAAACTTAATATGGATTGTATCCGCGACATACTCATAACCGTCGAGGAACACAGCGACTTCTATAATCAAACAGAATATAAAGCTGAAGAACCTTTTGAAACACTTTCAGCATATTCGCACGAAGAAATCATCTATCATATACGACAGTGCGATAACTACGGCTTAATTTACGAAGTTCATTATTATGACGGCGGTGCTCATGCCGACATTCTTGACTTAACACCTTCTGGTCATGATTTTCTTGCAAATATACGTAATTCTTCTGTTTGGAAAAAAGTATTATCAAAAGCAGCGTCTGCATCCCTTCCGGTTCTTATGGAAGTTGCAAAAGAAACCGCTATGTCACATTTTCTTGGTTAAGGATGTTTTACAACTATTTCCAAGGTAAGTTTTGCTTTACCAGAACAAATACTTTCGACTTTATACTTCTCAACTCCATACAGTTCTCGTTCATCAAGAACTACTGCAAAACCTGTTTCTTTAGAGATAACTTTCAAATGATGGAAATTGTCTCTTTTTTTATCCATCCTCTTCACCTCCTTTTGTCACCTCATCAAATTTCGACAAATGTCAATGGTAAACTATTTTTTTATTACCCGACTTTCTTGTCTGGATCTGCTGTTTCAATTTGTTCAAAGAGATAATCCATAGTACATTCTGGGAAATGCACCCTTTTTATTTCTACCATTTCTTTTCTAGTAAATTCTGTTTTGCAAAGAATCTTATTAGATATTGATTTTTCGTCTCTACCTGTCGTTTTTGCTAAATCCTTATTTGTAAGATTCTTTCTTGTCATTTCTGCCATTAAATTCCTCAGCATACTTCTACTCCTTTCTACCCCACAGGGTAATTCTTGATTTGAATATACTACCCTGCAAGGTAATTGTCAAGCATATTTTTCTTATGCAAGGTATTTTGTTTCGTTACGAGGTAATATTTTACTTTACAAGGGAAAAATATTACTGTAAAATACCTGTAAAGATATAGAAGGGAGTTCTAACATGAGTTTTCTTAGTAAGCTAGATAAATTGATGAGAGAAAGAAACATAAATAAAAGCCAGCTTTCAAAAGAGTCTGGCGTTCCTTATACAACGATTGATGGATTCTATAAAAAAGGGACTGATAATATTAAACTATCAACATTGAAAAAACTATCAACTTACTTTGGTTGTTCTTTAGACTATTTAGCTGACGACGATGTACCGGAAGATGTTTCTGACATCAACACTCTGGCAGCACACCACGATAATGAAGATTGGACTGATGAGGAACTGGCTGAAATCGAAGCCTTTAAAGAATTTGTTCGTTCTAAGAGAAAATAGCACTTGTTTTATAAACTTATTTTAATTATAAGTTTTTACAACAACTTCATAAAACCTCGTATTTTCTTAAATTAAATGGAAATAATATTATTTAACTTCACAAAATGTTGACTTTTGTGGAGTTCGATGATATTATTCATACATTATTTCATAAAAGGAGGTATTTTTATGAATTATGAACTTTTGGGGAAAATTTACTATAAGGATAATAAGCATTTTGATGAAATATACATGCAACGAAAAACGAACATTTCATCAGAATCTTTAGGTATTAACATTTTGGGAAATGAAGCGTTCTATGTTAATATTCCTGAGTTTACTATTAAAATTTCTAAATTATATAAAAAATTTGCTGATTTAAGCAAACTTTGTGCTGAACTCCCACGTGTGGCCTATGAGTCATATGAAAGAAATTGTCTTGTAGATGAGATCATTTTAACAAATGATATCGAAGGAATACGTAGCACAAGAAAAGAAATTATTACAGTTCTTGACGACGATAACAGGAAACCTAAAAAAAGAAGATTCGATGGTTTAATTTGGAAATATGTATTGTTACTTGATGATCCAAAAGACCAATATGCAGTTGACCTATCCTCTAGCAAAGATCTTCGTGCATTATATGACGAAATTGTTTTTGATGAAATAGAACCTAAGAATTGGCCTGACGGAGAAATATTCAGAAAAGATATTGCTGAAGTTGTTTCCGGAACGCAACAGGTTAAACATGTTGGGGTATATCCTGAATCAATGATTATAGACTATGTTGATAAATCACTTGCTTTATTTAAAAAAGAAAATATTCCTGCTTTATACAAAATCGCTATTTTACATTACATGATAGGATATATTCATCCTTTCTATGATGGTAATGGTCGCCTTAGCCGTTTTATTAGCAGCTATTTTCTGAAGCAAGAGTTTAACGCACTTATAGCACTTAGACTTTCATACACAATAAAAAATCAAAAGAAAGATTATTATAAAGCTTTTGATATTGCAAACGATCCTCACAACAAAGGTGATTTAACACATTTTATAATGTATTTTATTGATGTTGTTGATCAGTCGATAGATTCTTTACTTGAAAAGCTCTCTGACGGAAAAGAAATATTGCAATATTTCTCTGATGCTCTTAACGAAAAATATTCGGCGTTAGAACCAAAAGAAAGGAAAAAAACGCAAGATGTATTATGGTGACTTGTTCAAAATCAACTTTTTTCAAACGAATCTTTTGATAAAAAACAACTTGCTAAACAATTAAAAACCAGTGCAGAAACTGCGCACCGTTATATTGAAAACTTAATTGAAGCAGGTGCTCCTATTGAAATCATTAAGGATGGTCGAAAAAATATATATGTACTAAGTATTAGCAAATTATATCCATTTCTCAAACAAAACAAACCCTCTGCCTAAGTAGAAGATACTGTAATGGCTACGAGATAAAATATGAAATTTGCAACTTCCACAGCACTTTAACAATATACCATTAATGGTATATCGATTTTGTTATACTGGTTTTGGACTTTTTACCAAAAAAGGAGATGCCTTATGACAAAGTATGAAGAACTTATGGCTATATATGATCAGCTTATTATTGAAGAACGAAATATGATAAATGACGGCCTCTATGGAGATGGCTGCATCTGGATCCGTGAAGACCTACCCGAAAACAGAAAATACTGTATCTTAGCTGAAGAATTAGGACACCATCTCACAACCGCTGGGAATATCCTGGATCAGAAAGATAATGTGATTAATAGAAAAAAAGAACTTGTTGCACGTAGATGGGCATATGAGCATATCCTTCCGCGTGATCTAATTGAACATACAGTCCGCTGCGGATATACAGAAACCTGGGATATCGCAGAACATTTGGAAGTAGATGAACAATTCCTGAAAGATGCTCTGGTGTATTATGGGTATATTGGGAAATAACATTATTAATAATTTAAAATCAAAGGAGAAACAATAATACATGAACTACAAAAATCGAAAAAATAAAGCTAAACTAATTAAATTTAAAGATGACAACCTAAAACGGCTTGATGCTTTAATAACATTAGGCATAGAAAGTTCGTCTGACAGTGATTATAAAAAATCTGCTTTACTTTCATATTGGCTGAACGATTTTAATAACTATTTAGCATGGGAGCCTGAGTTTGTTCCTGCGAAATTAAAAAGATATGAACGCGGAGATGTTATTAAAGTTAATTTAGGTTTTAACGTTGGAAACGAACAAGGAGGTATGCATTACGCTGTTGTTCTTGATAATAATAACGCACTTAATTCTGGTACAATAACAATAATCCCATTATCTTCAAAGAAAAAAGGAAAAGCTATTCATTCATTAGATGTTGATCTTGGCAATGATATATATCAAAAAATCAAATTAAAATTATCCAACACTGATAAAGCTTTAAATGAACGAATAAAAGAATCCACTCAACTGATAGAAATGTTAGCCAAGCTTAGTAACACAGATGAAGTTGATGCTATAACATTCAATGAAGTTTATGAAACATGCAAGGAACAACTTAACGATGCAAAAAAACAACTTTCATCTATTAAGAAACTCGAAAAAGAAATAGATAGAATGAAAATTGGTAGTATCGCTGTTGTATCACAAATAACCACTGTAAGTAAATTGCGAATATATGATCCAAGAAATGAAGGTGGTGTTCTTTCAGGTATCAAGCTTAGCCCTGCCAATTTAGATTTACTTAACGAAAAAATAAAGGAGCTCTTTCTTAAGTAGTACATACATGTTATAATTGACATTTTCATATACTTGTAGTATACTTATGAAGCTAGAATTCTAGCATAACAGCGCCGTATAGCGGTATTAAAAAAGACAGAAGTCAAAAGAGAAAGAGCTCACAGAAATGTGGGCTCTTTTACGTTTATAACATCGATAAAAAGGAAGGGACTACCATTTAAGACAATTCTTGATATGATGCAAAAAAAATGCCAAAAATTGAATCGTTTCAATTTTTGACACAATTAATTTAGAATAACATGAAAACCATTTATTATCAATAAAAATTTTCTTTTTTATGCGAAATAATATTTGACATTCAGCGTGCTAGGGCATAGTATAATGTTAACAGAACCCAGCACGCCTCTCAACGATGCGGACCACGCTGGGTCATTTGATTTTTTGGAGTAACTATTATGGCAAAGAAACAACATCAACCTGCACGCAGCATTGATGAATTAATTGACAACTTGAAATCCAAAGGTTTGGAAATTCCTAATGAAGAGGATGCAAAAGCTTTTTTAGATGAAGTTTCTTATTTTCGTATAATTAAAGCGTACAGCCTTGGACTTAAAGAAAAAAACGGGAATTATTACACTGGAACCTCTTTTGATGAAATTGTGGAATTATATTCTTTCAACACTTATTTTAGACAATTGCTATTCCCTCAAATCGAAAGAATAGAAATCACCTTAAGATCACGTATTGCTAATCACTTTTCTGCTACATATGGTGTGCTCGGTTATTATGACCGTACAAACTTCGTTGAATCAAAATATCACGACGAATTCTTACGTGATCAAAAACGTGAAGTTGGTTATAATTCCAGATCACCTTTTATAAAAAATTTCAGAGATAACTATGTAGGAGGAAAGATTCCTTTCTATGCTTTGGTTGAAGTTCTTACTTTCGGAACACTTTCCAAATTTTATAAGAACCTATTACCAGAAGCTAAGAAAGCTATCGCATCTAGCTACGGTGTAAAATATACTTATCTGCAAAGCTGGATAGAAAGTATTGCTCATGTAAGAAATGTTTGTGCACATTACGGCAGATTATACAACGCTAAACTTTCTAAAACGCCTGCCTTATACAACGACTACTCTAAATTAGGCATTAGCAACTACACTATTTTCGCGGTATTGCTTTGTATAAAACATCTTATTCCTAACGATTATAGATGGGAAGTTTTCATCGATGCTCTTAATGAGCTTTTCGAAAAGTATCCGCACGTAAAAAAAGAGACTATGGGATTCCCAGACAATGATATGTACCCCCTTTACTGGACAAACCAGTAGAGGGGGTTTTTCTATGCGTTATAGTTATGAATTTAAACTAGAATGTGTTGATATGTATCGAAAAGGACTTTGGCCAGAAACACCAGAAGGCGTTAAAGAAGCTACCTTCCACCGAAAGGTTTGGAAGTGGGCTAAACTTGAAAGTGAATATGGACCCGAAGCATTACGCCATAAAAACAGTAATAAAGAATGGACCGCAGAACAACGTTATGAACTGGTTGCACAAGTTTTAGCGGGTCAATCATGTTTATCAGTAGCTATTTCAGCCGGAATAAATGACGGTATGCTTTACCAGTGGGTTCGCAAATACAAAGAATTGGGATATAATGGGCTTGTAAATATGAAAAAAGGTAGACCATGCAAGGAGCCTCAAATGAAAAAGAAAACAAGTCCAATACCTCTTACCGAAT